AGAACGCAGATAACCAAGGTTTCATGCCTGTTGCCACTCCCACCAGGGCAATCGACCGCCTCCGCAAAGCGGCCAACTTAGAGCCCACCAAGAAGAGCGTGGAGTTATCGGACGGCACCACATTCGAGATGTGGGTCAGCCCGCTGACCATGGCCGAGCGCGAACGCGCCCAAAAGCAGGCCAAGTCGGACGACGCCAACGCCTTCGCCCTCCAACTCCTGATCTCCAAAGCTCTCGACGAAAACGGCACCAAGCTCTTCGCGCCCGGCGAAATCGACATCCTCAAAAACGAAGTCAAAGACAAGGACCTCCAGACCCTGATGCTCGCCATCCTCACCGACGACTCCGAGGCCATGGACCCAAAGTCCTAGCCGCCGAACTCCGCAAAGACAACTGGCTCATGCTCCAATTCGGCGTCGCCAAAGAGCTGGGCCTCAGCCTCACCACCGTCCGCACCACCTTCACCGCCGAAGAACTCCTCGGCTGGAGCGCCTACTTCCAAATCCTCAACGAAGACCAGCAAAAGGAAATCGACAAAGCCAAACGCCGCCGCTAACCCCGGCGGCTTCTTTCTGCCTTAAACTGGGGCACTGGAGTGTGATACGGCACCGTGGCATACAGAGCCGACATAGAAATTGCCGTAAAAGGCCAAGCGGCAGTCAATAAATTGCAGCGTGACCTAATAGAACTCGGGCAAAAAATAGATGAAATAACAAAACGGCGGGTAGGCCCCTCTACCGCTTTACAGACCTTTAACTCTCAATTACAAGAAGCAACACGTAGATTAAATGAAGTAGCAGCAGGTACGTCTGCTGAAACAGAAGCTGTACGCAACTATGTTACAGCTTTAGGTAACGCAAATACAGCGTTGAGTAGACAAAATAATTTAATAGCGGATGAAATTAGGCTCAGAGAAGCAGCTACAAACCAAACTCAAAAACTGGCGCAGCGGCAAGAAGAATTTACCGCACGCACAAATGAGGCTGCCCGAGCAGCCCATAGACAGACAGCCGAATTTTACAGACAACAACGTGTAGCAAAAGAAGTTGCCAAACTTAACGCGGCAGCTCCTCCCCCGCAGCTGTTACTGGCCCCTGCAGCGCCAGGGGCCCCCGCTATGGGGGGCGGGGCGCGTCGGCGTATTACTGGCGCTGTAGAACGTTTGGGAGGAGCGCGTGCAGAAGACGAAGCTGCACGTGCATTACGTTTTGCGCAAGCCTCAAGAGAGCAAATACGCCCGCTAAGTCAGATACAAGCACTATTTACTGGCATCGCAGGAGAAGCAGCAAAATTACAACGTATAAAAGCGCTTCCCGACAGTCAGATGCTTAATGCCTCAGCACGAGGCATAAAACAACTAGAAAACGCGGAGGACTCCCTCAACAGAGAACGGCAAGAGAGTGCCGCTCGTCTAGAGGAGATAGATCGCCTAGAAGAAGGACGATTACGCAGAGCACGCAAGCTGCAGGACCGTCAGCAATACATGGCTGGAAAAACCCCTGCAATTACTCAGCCTGGGGGTGCTAGGGGCGGCAATGGGCGTGTAGGCGGAGCAATCAGTAGCGCCCTTATCGGCGGCGGCTTTCCGCTGCTGTTCGGACAAGGAGCAGGTGCCGCTGCCGGCGGCGCGTTGGGCGGCTTAGCCGGCGGCTTACTGGGGGGAGGTTTTGGCTTCGCACTTTCGATTGTAGGTACAGCTATTGGCGATGCTGCGACAAAAGCCGAAGAGTTAGACAAAGCACTAACCAAAGTAAACGTAAGCGCAAAAGGCGTAGGAACTACAGCCAAAGACGTAGGAGAACTTGCACGCAGTCTTGGAATTGCAAAAGAAGAAGCAGTTCAACTGCTGGATAAATTTACGCAGTTCGAGTCCAGCCGTGTTCGATCTGCATTAGCTTTCCAGTTCGGCGGCAAGGGTGAAGACATTTTTGCTCAGCTAGAAGTAGCTAAAGATGAAGAAACAATACTACAAGCTGTAGTAGCTTCACGTAAAATACTAGGCAACCAAAAAGCTAGGGAATTAGTTTCCCAGCTCGAATTAAACGGCGGAGCCAGAGCCCAACTTGCACTACAAGAAGCCCTAATACGCGCAAAAGAGCGAGAAATAATAGCAGATAAAAAACGTGTCAGTCTGCAAGATATTCTGCTATCGGCCGCAGCTGCAGTGGGGGATCCGTCTAATTTAATAGACCCGGCTGCGTTCGGTAAAGACCGCGCCAAACAAGCGCAAATAGAATTCGATAAAACTAGAAAACAAAGGCAGCAAGATATACAAGATGCCTTCAAAACAACGCAAGAATTATTCTCCAAAGTAGATCAACTGTCTGACGGATACAGGAAAAAAGACAAAAAAGAAAAAACGAAAAACAACAATGCCCTGTTTAACGAACAAGCGAGGCAGGCAGAGCAGCTGGCGCGTAATCAGATCGCGCTCGACAATGCTATTTTCCGCAACAAAATGGCCCTAGCGGATGAAGAGTTTGCTGCCCGCCAACGCATAGCTGAATTACAAGGACGTCTAGCGGAAGCAGGTGCCTTTGGGGCACAGCGCGAGGTGCTCGCCCTCATAAACGCAACAAGCAGCAGCCAGAGCGAGTATTTCGCGCAAGCACGCCAACTGTCTAGTGCTATTGCGCAGGCAACCCAAGAACTCAAATCCGCCAACGCCATGGTCGGCGCCCAACAAGCAGGCGTCGTACAAACTGGCGCGGGCGGTATGTCACAAGGCCGCTACATACAGGGCGGTATAGGCCCGCGTGGCGCAAATCAGTACGGTCCCCACTTCGACATCAAACGATCCGACGGCGGTTACTACTCGCGCACAGCTTTAGACAAATACGTGCAAGTAAACGGCCGGCCTCTTTCAAGCGGTGTAACAGTGCCCGGCGGAGAGTACGGCGCACCGCGCAGTTACGGACCCCACGCCGGCAGGGATTACGCCTTTAGCGGTAAAGCTGCCATGACCCTAACAGGAGGGGCGAAGTTCATTAGCAGTAAGGCGAGCTCGTACGGAGACGCGACCGCTTTCATGACCCCAGACGGAAAAGTCTACAAAGTAATTCACGGCAAATTTGAAGGCACGACCCAAGCACCTCCGCCACAGCAAATACCGCAAAGTCTCGCCAAAGGTCAGTCTCAGGTAATAGGAGCCACTGGTGACGTTGCCGTCGCGCAGGTCAATGAAGCAGCACAGATACAGCGCAAAACAAAATTACTAGCTTTACTGCAGCAAGAACGTGACCTGAAAATTCAAATTGCCGTCGCACAAGGCACAGAATTTCTGCGCAACGCGCAAGAGCAGACACTACAAATTGAACGTGAAATAGAAAAACGCAAAATCCGTAACCGCCTGGCGCTAGAAGGAGTGGCCCCTGAGATCATCGAGGGTGAACTCCGGGTGTACGACATTACAAAACAGAAAGAAGAAAAGTTAAAGGAACTAACTACAGCCTTATCTCTTTTAACAAAAACTCAACAGTATGCTACTGAAGCTACACTTCAATCCGCTTTAGCGGATCTCGACAAAAAACAGACCACAGGTTCTTTAACGCTTGCCGAACAGACACTACAGAGTGAACTGCAGCAGCGGTTGACACTCCTACAGCAAATAAAAACCCTAGAAGGTGGAACACCCGCCGTCGTGGAAGGCATTCGTGGCGCAGCTGCCGCCCAGGTACAAACGACACCTGAACTTCTAGAGGCTGAAGCCGGCAAAGCAAAACTAGCGCTACAAACACTCGTCGAGCCAGCCAACATGATCGCTAGTGCCGCCGCTGGCATTGGCGATGCGTTTGCTACATCATTCAAGGGAGTTATTAGCGGCAGCATGACCGCCAAGGAAGCACTGGCAAACTTCTTCACCAGCGTGGCCGACATGTTCCTCGACATGGCAGCCCAGATCATCGCCAAGATGATCACAATGGCAATCCTCAACGCCGTCCTCGGCGTGCTACCGGGCGGAAACTCCGCGTCTGCACTGGGTAGCAATCCGAACGTGGGGGCGTACAGCGGCACGGGTATCGAAGGAATCACGATGGGCACGTTTGGCGGTGCCCGCGCCGCTGGTGGCCCGGTAGCCAGCGGCCAGACTTACATGGTGGGTGAACGTGGACCGGAGCTGTTTGTACCAGGCCGCAGTGGCACCATCGTCGCTAACGATAAGATGGGCGGCGGCAACACTAACGTAGTAGTCAACGTGGACGCTAAAGGCAGTAGCGTAGAAGGTGATGAGCAAGGCGCTAACCAGCTTGGCCGCGTCATCAGTGCTGCAGTACAGTCAGAGCTTATCAAGCAACAACGACCTGGTGGAATCCTGGCACGCTAATGGCTACCTTCCCTGATTACAAACCACGTGTCGGCGCAAGCAAAAGCAGCGCACCTACTGTACGGTCTACCAAATTTGGCGATGGCTATGAGCAGCGTGTGCGATTTGGATTGAACCAAGATCCCAAGGAGTGGACATTGGAGTGGAATGTAACTGAAGAAGTAGCCGATGAAATCGAAACCTTCCTAGAAGCACGCGCTGGTGCAGAATCTTTTGACTGGACACCACCTGATACCAGCACCAGTTACAAGTGGGTATGCAGCCAATGGCAGAAGACTATTGATGATCCATTGCGTGCTGTTATACGCGCCACGTTCCGACAAGTATTTGAACCCTGATGGCAGTACCAGTATCTGACCTGCAGTCGATTGCACCTAGCGCAATTATCGAGCTGTTTCAGCTAGAGCTTAATGCAGCGCAACATGGCGTGAATGAGACTTACTATTTTCACGCTGGCACGAATGCAACTGGCAGTAACGGCGATATTGTCTGGAATGGCCAAGCATATCTAGCCTTCCCCATTGAGGCGACCGAGTTTGAATACAGCGGCACGGGATCATTGCCACGGCCAAAGCTGCGTGTCAGCAATATCTATGGCACCATCACGGGCTTGATACTGAGTCTGCCTAATGGCCTAGAAGGCGCCAAGGTGACGCGCATTCGCACGCTGGCACGTTACATCGACGGCGTTAACTTCCCCGGCGGCACTAATCCGCTTGGCACACCAGACCCTACAGCAGAATTTCCGCGTGAGATATATTACATCGACCGCAAAGCTACAGAAAACCGCGACCTAATTGAGTTTGAACTGGCCGCTGCATTTGACCTCGTCGGAATAAGAGCACCAAAGCGGCAATGCGTAAGCAATGTATGCCAATGGACCTATCGCGGTCCCGAATGCGGCTACACCGGCAATGCGTATTTTGACTTTAATGATGTGCCAGTAACGCAACTCAGCCAGGATGTATGCGGCAAAAGGCTACGCAGTTGTGAACTCCGGTTTGCTCAATTACGATTCCCTGGCAGTGTAACTAGTGGCAGCAATATCATCACGTTGGATCAAGCTGCATCATTCAGCACTGGTGACTCTGTAACGGGCTTTGGTATTCCTGCTGGCACTACTGTGACTAGCGTGAGCAACAATTTAGTAACTATCAATCAAAATGCCGCGGCGAGTAGCAGCGTCACCACTTCTGGCACCATCCAAAGCAACTACACGGAAATTGTGGTAGCCAGCGCAACTGGCATTGCTCCTGGCATGGCCGTATCTGGCAACTATCTACCCGCCAATACGCAAGTCGTTGCTGTGTCGGGCACTACAATTACGCTTGGATTGACTATAGATGCAACGCAATTTTACACGGTAACAGGGTCGTTTGTCGGCACTCCTACTGGGAACCTTATTACAGTGGACCCAAACGCATCCGGCAGCGTTGGTCAGATTATTGCCAATGATGTCGCCTTGCCACTTTTCTTCGGTGCAACAATTACGAGCGTCGGTTATGGTTATGTTGTTGTAAACAACATAACAACTTACTCAAAGTTTTATACTATCAGTCTCGCGGGTGCTTCTAATATAGGCACTGTGACGTTCTTTATTTATCAATTTAATGGCATCCCATCTGCCACTTATACATTCACCGCCACTGATCGCAACTACACATTTCGCGATGCTGCAACAATCCCATACGGAAGTTACCCAGGCATCGGAGCCATAACGACGTGACTTGGCAAGACGCAGCACTAGCTCACGCCAAGACCGAAGATCCTCGCGAAGCGTGCGGACTGCTCATCGTGCGCAAGGGACGCCGCAAGTATTGGCCCTGTCAGAATCTTGCAACTAGCCCTGACCAGTTCTTCGTGCTGTCGCCTGATGACTGGGCCGCTGCTGAGGATGCTGGTGAGATCATCGCCGTGGTGCATAGCCACCCAGTTACGCCACCTACGCCATCGCCTGCGGATCGTGCCGCTTGCGAGGCTAATGGCCTGCCGTGGTACATCGTCAATCCAAAGACCGAGCTATGGGGCGAATGCAAGCCATGCGGTTTCAAGGCACCGTTAATTGGCCGTGAGTGGGTGTTTGGCGTGCATGACTGCTGGACGCTAGCCCGCGACTGGTACGCCGAGAATGGCATCGCACTGCGTGACTGGGAACGCTGCGCTAGTCCTGAGCAGTTTCAAGCAGAGCCATACTTTGATCGCTGCTGGAAAGACACTGGCTTCCGCGAGCTGGAAGAGGATGAACCGCTGGAGCCTGGTGACCTGCTGCTAATGGCTATCAACAGCACTGGCCTCAACCATTGCGCCGTTTACCTAGGCGATCAAACCATCCTTCACCACCTTCAAAGCCGCCTCAGCAGCCGCGACCTTTATGGCGGCTGGCTACTAAAATGTACAGGAAGGAGGTTGCGTCATGCTGCGTAAGATCAAGCTATACGGCAAGCTCGCAAAGTTCATTGGCCATCGCGTGCTCGAAGCGGATGTGGCAACTGCCGCCGAAGCAGTGCGGTTTTTGCTGGCCAACTGGCCGGAGCTAGAAGCGCACATGAGCGATCAGCACTACCGCGTCAGCATTGGCAACTATGACTTAGAGCTAGAGGAGCTGCATGATCCGGCGGGACAGGCGCCTATTAGCTTCGTGCCAGTGGTGGCTGGTGCTGGTGCCGTCGGACGCATCTTGATCGGCGTTGCTTTGATCGCGGCGTCATTCTTTTTCCCTGCAGCGGCTGGCGCAACAGCAGCTTTGAAAATCGGTGCATCCAGCTTCAATGCTTTCGGTGCGTCTCTACTCTTTTTGGGCGCCAACCTCGTCCTCGGCGGCGTAGCCCAACTTCTAACACCAACGCCAAAAATCAGCCAAGACGAAGGCGATCCACGCAAGAGCTTTAGCTTTAGTGGCATCCAGAACACCAGCAGGCAAGGCACTCCCGTCCCCATCGTCTACGGTGAAACCATCGTGGGCAGCGTAGTTATCTCGGCTGGCATTGACACCGTGCAGGTGGCCGCATGACCGCATTGATCGCTGGCGCTGGCGGTGGCGGTGGCGGTAAAGGCGGTGGCGGCGCTGCACGCACGCCAACAACTGAACGCGACGGCCTTGACTCGCGTCAGTACGCACAACTAATTGACCTAGTTAGTGAAGGTGAAATCGGAGGATTAAAAGATGGCTTCAAAGGCATCTATCTAGACAACACGCCGCTACAAAACCCAGATGGCACTTACAACTTTCAAAACGTAACGGTCTACACACGCAATGGCACTCAAAACCAGGATGCCATTCCTTTTGCTGGCGCCATTGAAGACGAGCGCGGTGTAGGCGTTACTGTTCGCAATGATGGACCTGTAACACGCACCATCACCGATTCGCAAACTGATGCGGTGCGCATCACGATTACGGTGCCACGGTTGGAGGAGGTCACCAATTCAGGCGATACAGTTGGCCAATCTTTTCGCCTGCAAATCCAGATTCAATACAACGGTGGCGGCTTTAGCACCGTCATTGATGACACTGTGTCTGGCCGCACTGGCGACCCATATCAAAAGGCATACCTCATAAACCTTAGCGGCGCATTTCCAGTGGATGTGCGCATGGTGCGCATCAGTGCAGATAGTAACGATTTGCGCAAGTCCAATGAATTCACTTGGACCAGCTACACCGAAATTATTTATAGCCGCCTCGCCTATCCGAACAGCGCTTTGGTAGGCATCCGCATTGATGCCGAGCAGTTCAATAGCATCCCGCAGCGCAGCTATTTGATTCGCGGCGTAAAAGTAGCCATTCCTAATAATGCCACTGTTGATCAAACCAATGGCCGGCTTATCTATGCTGGTATCTGGAATGGCACGTTCGGCGCAGCGCAATGGTGCTCAGATCCGGCGTGGATACTGTGGGACTTACTGACATCCAGCCGCTATGGACTAGGCGAGCATCTTGACACCACGCAGCTAGATAAGTGGTCGTTTCTTTCCGCTTCGCAATATGCCTCAGAGCTGGTTCCCAATGGCTTTGGCGGTTATGAGCCACGGTTCTCTTGTAATGTCAACATTCAAACCAGCGAGGAAGCGTACAAGTTAATCAACGACATGTGCAGCGTATTCCGCTGTATGCCTTACTGGGCCGTAGGTTCACTGACGGTTTCGCAAGATAAGCCTGTCGATCCATCGTATTTATTCACGCTGGCCAATATTTCTGAAGAAGGCTTTAGCTATAGCAGCAGCAGTCTCAAGACGCGGCCTAACGTGGCAGTGGTTAGTTATTTGGATTTAGCACTGCGTGACATCACTTACGAAGTGGTGGAAGACGCAGAAGCCATTGCTAAGTATGGCGTGATAAAGACTGAAATCAGCGCTTTTGCTTGTACCAGCCGTGGCCAGGCACATCGCATCGGGGAGTGGCTTCTGTATTCAGAACGCTACGAAGGCGAGACTGTCACATTTGCAACCAGCGTTGACGCAGGCGTGATCGTGCGCCCTGGTCAGGTGATCAGCATTGCCGATCCCGTCAAGGCTGGTGCCAGACGCGGCGGCCGCATCAGCAGCGCCACTACCACTGCCATCACCGTAGATGATGCAACTGGCCTGAGCATTCCCGGCACCATCTCAGCAATCCTTCCTGCTGGCACTGTTGAGCTGCGCACGGTGCAAAGCATTGCCGGCAACGTGATCACTGTCACCAGTGCATTTACCGTTGCACCAGGCGCCAACAGCGTGTGGGTGTACGAAACCAGCAACATCCAATTATCCACTTGGCGCGTACTCGGCATTGCAGAGCAAGATGGCACTAACTATGCCATCACTGCACTGTCATATAACGCGAGCAAGTATGCCTACGTTGAGCGCGATCAGCCATTGCAACAGCGTGACATCACTGACTTAAACATTATTCCAGCAACACCAACAAACTTAACTGCCGTTGAGCTTCTTTATGATGCAGGCGGCATTGCCAAGTCCAAGCTAGTTGTTGACTGGGATAGCGTAGAAGGCGTGCAGGAATACAGGATTCGCTGGCGCCCTCGTAATGGCAATTGGACAGACGAACGCATCAAACGCCTTGACTACGAAATACTAGATACCACGCCCGGCGTGTATGAAATTGAAGTGTATTCGGTTGGCGCCAACTTACGCACATCAGTGCAACCAGCATTCCTAACGCAACAAACATTTGGCAAGACTGCACCACCATCAGACGTACAAAATGTCAGCCTTATCCCAGGCGATCAGCTTAGCGGCGTGCTCACATGGGATCGATCTACTGACCTGGATGTGCTGCTAGGCGGCAAGGTGCTCATTCGCCATAGCACTGCCATGACTGGCGCCACCTGGGAGGAGTCGCAGGAAATCGTCGCTGCTGCTGCTGGTTCGCAAACCCAGAAGCAAGTGCCGATGCTGGAAGGCACCTACCTGCTCAAGTTTGAAGATGACACCGGCAACCGCTCCACTACGGCTAATGCCATCGTTGCTGACTTTCCCGAGCCACAACCGCGATCGTTGTTTAAGCAATATGCCGAAGACCAAGAAACGCCACCATTTAGCGGCAACAGTTTAGGACTGTTTTACTCGCTGGATTATGACGGCCTGATCCTTGATTCCGGCCAGCTTATTGATGACATGGCCACAGACGGCGACTTTGATGCACTGTCAGCGTTGGATGCCATTGGCGGCGTCAACCCATTAGGCGAATACGAATTTGGCAGTAGCTGGGATATGGGCGCCGTTTACGATGTGAACCTACGACGGCGTTTCGTTACGCGACCGCTGGCGCCTGCATCATTGTGGGATGACAAAGTGCAGCTTATTGATGAATGGCCGCTGATTGATGAAGACAACATCGACACTGTTAATGCTGTACTTTACGTTCGCACCACCACTGATGATCCTGCCGGCACACCAACGTGGGGCGACTGGAACGAATTTGCTAATGTCATCGCACGAGGGCGTGGTTTTGAATTTAAGGTGAGGGCCACTTCAACCGATCCCGACACCAACATCGTCATTGACGAGCTCGGCTGTCTGATGGAGCTACAGTTACACACAGAACAGTCCGGCACGCTTGCCAGTGGCGCTGGACCCTATGCCGTAGTGTTTGACAATGCCTTCTACCAAGCGCCCAATGTGGGGATCACAGGCTTTAATATGGCAACAGGCGACTTTTTCACGGTGACGAGTGTGACACGCACTGGTTTTACTGTAGAATTCAAGAACAGTACCGGCACAAGCGTGGATCGTAACTTCACCTACACTGCAGTCGGCTATGGCCGCGAGGTTTAACGATGGCGCAACATGACTACATCATTGCCAACCAAAGCGGGGCCGCTTTTCGCGCTGACCTGAACAATGGCCTAGCCGCCATCGTCAGTCAAAACAGTGGCGCAGCGCAACCCACTACCACCTACGCATACCAGTGGTGGGCAGATACGACCACGGGACTGCTGAAGATCCGCAATGCTGCGAACAATGCCTGGATAACAATTGGCACGCTGGCCAGCGCAAATCTGGGGCTGATACCAGCAGGCGCGGCAAGCATCGTCAATGCTGATGTCAATGCCAGCGCCGGCATCGTTGCCAGCAAACTGTCATTCACCCAAACTGGTTCTGGTGCTACTGCGCGGACCATTGACAGCAAACTCAAGGAGCTTGTGTCTGTTAAAGACTTTGGAGCTGTTGGGGATGGAGTGGCGGATGATACGGCGGCAATTCAGGCGGCCATCAACGCGAGCGGCATGGTGTACGTGCCATCTGGAAGTTACAAGTTAACGGCTACATTGATTCTCTCATCTAGCTACCAAGGCTTGATTGGAGACTCAAAGCGTCCCAACTTCTATATTGACCCGTCCATTGGCCCTGCTGTTTCAATACAAGCTCCAGCCAACAACAACATTGTTGAATTTTGCAAAGTTGAAAACTGCAATTTTTGGACAACAGCGGCTGCAACATATTCTTCCACGCCCGGTCCGGCAAATTGCGGCATTGCCCTTGATGGCACCGCGTCCACATATTCGCATCCAATTCAGCGTGCGCTCATTAAAAATTGCCGCGTTATTGGTTTTTCATGTGGAGTGCATCTTGCAAGACACGCTAATACGCGCCTGGAAAACATTATTATACAAGACTACATTTATACTGGCGGAAGTTACACATCAGCAAATCTATTTGTTGGCGTTAATTTTAGTTGTGTTCCATTTAGCGCCGGGGGTATTTCACCCAATGCCTCAGTCGAGGTTGTAAATGTACTGGTTGATTTGGGGGGCACCCCTGCTGCTGTTACAAGTTCTGGATTTAGGATTGTAGGCCAAGACCCTAGAGACATTTTCTTTGATCGCTGCGAAACCGCAGGCGGAAATTATGGCTGGTATATCGTCCCAACTTCAAATGACTACAACATTGACATTCACATCAGGCGCCCTATTATTGATGCGGTAAAAGACATTGGCATTTATGTCAAAGACTGGGGTGGCTATGGAGCATTAAATATCGCAGGTGGTTATATTGTAAAAGCAGTTGACAATACTGGCGCTGCTATTTGGATCGAGAATAGCGTCGGCGTCACGATTCAAGATGTTCAAATCCCAAGCATAAGTCTTAACAACGTAACAAATGACGAAGGAATACGAATACTAGGGTCAAAAAACGTAAGTATTGGCGGGTGCTTAATTGCAAATGCAAGGTACGGAATCTCGCTAGACGGATCAAGCCTATGTACTTTATCAAATAATGCTATTTATGCAGAGATTGCGGCCTTTGAAACTGCGCCGGTACTTTCTGCTGGCGTGCGCCTCATCAATACTTCAAATGCAAATACTATAAATGCAAACATTATCAAAGGAGCAAGCGCGACTTACAAGTATGCTGTTGGTATAGATATTAGTGCTAATAGCATTGCAAACTTTGTGGCGTGTAACGCTATTGAGAATGCTACGGTTACAGCCCCTTTAAGCATTGGAAGCGATAATAACACAATCCAAACATTTGATACGTTGCAGAGTGCGCAACTTAACTTGTCTTCAATGACAAGCCAGCAACGATATCGCGGCAACGATGCCACGTATCCGCATTTGTTCCGCGACGGGGCGAACAATAACATAGCGGGGCTTAACAATGCTGGTACGCTTATCGCTCTGTCCGACGTCACCCTAAAAGAGGACGTGGAGTCGCTTAACTACGGCATTGAGCAAGTCAATGCATTGCGTCCTGTCCAGTTTAAGTTTATTTCGGAAAAAGAAAGGGCTGATGAAACTGGGGCCGATTGCCCAGCGCGATTTGGTTTCATTGCTCAAGAGGTACAAATAATTGCACCTGAGCTAGTTGGCGAGATGGAAAGCAAGCTTACGCTTGACCAAGTAGGCATTATTCCGATACTGGTTAAAGCTGTGCAAGAATTAAGCGAACAGATTTACGACTTGCAAAATCCAACATGATAGCAGTGTTCGCCACTGGCACCTTCACCGAGGCCGACGCCGAGGAGTTCACTGCTGCGCTAGCGGCTGGTTTGCTGGACGAAATCTATTCGCTGACCTAAACTGGCATCATGGCAATCTCGCCCGGCCAATACAACTTCTCGCTGCAGCGCCGGGCAGATCACAGCATCACGCTGCAATTCAATGACAGCGCCAACGCAGCCATCAACCTAACCGGTTGGACCGTCGCTGCTCAGGCCTGGAATCAGGACCGCAGCACAAAATACGCTGACTTCACCGTCACCTACACCGACCGCGTTGCTGGCACTATTGCCATTGCGCTAACCGACGAGCAAACCGCGACGCTACCCAACGAGGCTTACTACGACGTACTACTCACCAACCCAAGCGGCTTGAAGGAGTATTACCTTGAAGGAATCATCTACGTGTCAGAGGGTTACACGGCATGACCACCGTAAATGTCAGCCAAGGTGATACCACTGTCGTCACCATCACTACCGCCGGCCCGCAAGGCCCCGGCGGCAGCGGCGTGGCTTTTGTTTACACGCAGGCATCACCGGCCACCACGTGGACCATCAACCACAACCTAGGATTCCGACCATCAGTAGAACTGCTTGATTCCGGCAGCCAAGAGATTGACGGTGACATAGCGCACCCAACAGTCAATCAAACCGTAGTTACACTGAGTCCAGCAACCGCTGGGCTAGCTCGCCTTACCTGACATGGCACGCAAATTTTTTACTGACATCGACATGCAGTCGGTGTCTAAGGTCGTCAATCTGCCGACCCCCAGCTCGGCGGGCGACGCTGTACCCAAGTCCTACGTGGACAGCGCCGTAGAAGGCCTGGCGTGGAAGGACTCTGCGCGGGTCAGCACCCAGGGCAACATCGATCTATCGGCGCCGGGTGCAACGATTGACGGCGTCACGATGGCCAGCCAGGACAGGTTCCTGGTGCGCTCGCAGACCACCGCATCACAGAACGGCATCTACGTTTGGAACGGCGCGTCTTCCGCCGCTACCCGGTCGCTGGATGCTTCTACGTTTGCTGAGCTGGAACAGGCCGTAATCTCTATTGAGGAGGGCACCGATTCCGACAGCAGCTTCCGTCAGACCGAAGTCAACGGCACCATTGATGTTAGCGATGTGGTGTGGGGTGCATTTGGCACCAGCGCACCAAGCGCATCAGAAAGCACCGCTGGTATCGCTGAGCTGGCCACCCAGGCCGAGACCGATGCCGGCACGGATGACGCTCGCATCGTCACACCGCTCAAACTGAATACTTGGAGCGGTGCTCCTAAGCGGTATGCCGCATCCTTTGGTGATGGCTCTGCCACCAGCTACACGATCACCCATAACCTAGCCACTCGTGACATTGCAGTAGCGATCTACAGCAACTCGGGCAGCTACGACGAAATCGAATGCGACGTGGAGCACACCACCATTAACACGGTGACGCTGGTGTTTGCCACTGCACCCACGTCCAACCAGTTTCGCATCGTGGTGCTTGGCTGATGGCAAGGAAGTTCCTGAATGGCATTGATGTCGCCGGCCAACTGGCTTCGGCAATCAACGCCAACCTGAGCAGCGGCAAGCTGCTTGGCAGGAGCACCGCAGGCACCGGAGCGATTGAGGAGATCTCAGTTGGCTCCGGCCTGACCCTGAGCGCCGGCACGCTGACAGCTACTGGTGGCGGTGGCGGTGGTATTGATCCTGTAATCGCTGGAATGATCTTCTAATGACTGCTCCGAACCTCAAAAGCCCCACTACGATCACCGGCAAGACGGCGCGATATGCCGTGACGGCATCGCTGGCGACTGCACTGGCGAATAGCGCAGCAAGTGGCAAGGTGCTGAAGATCAACAGTATCTTCTGCGCCAATGTAGACGGCACGAATGCTGCTGACATCAGCGTAAGTATTTACGATGGCACCACTGATTTTTATTTGGCCAAAACGATTGCTGTGCCGGCTGACGCCACGCAAATCATCAGCACTAAGGAGACATATTTCTACTTAGAAGAAGGCGACAGTATTCGCGCAATCGCTAATGCTGCCAGCGACCTGGAGCTTGTCATCGGCTATGAGGAGATTTCCTGATGATTGGTTTTAATGGCGGGTTGATTGGGAAGGCTAACCCCACTGTCGCAGATTTTTCTATTCCAGGGGTTTGGACTTCGAGAGAGCAGGAAGTAGCAGTTCGCACTGCAACCTGGGCCGGAACAGGGTTGCTTGATTTGCACCCTGGCGCGGCAAGTGCTTATAGCCTGAGAGCATTGCGGCAAGCGTATATTAACTCTCCGGTGGTAGAAGTGCGCCGCAGTAGCGATGACACGCTGCGTAATTGCACCGCTTTAGAAGTTATAGATGGTACTTTGGCGGCTTTTTGCGGCATAGGCAATGGTTTTGTTCGTAAATGGTACGACCAAAGCGGCAACGCCAACGACGCCAGCCAAACCACTAATGCCAATCAACCTCAAATTATTGCATCAGGCAATTTAATCTTAAATAATGGAAGACCTGTTATTAGATTTGACGGTACAAGCGATGCTTTAGTGCAAACTGTAAACGTTACTATTAGTCAGCCATTTACCGCAATCATGGTAGGCAAAAGAAACGCAGACACGGCGGGAAGAAACCAAGACTTATTTAGATCCTCAAGCGATCAAGCTGTTAACTTTTTTAACAGCCTTGATTCTTGGAATTTGTATGGATTTGCTGGAACGGACACAAAATTAGGCAACACGCCAATTGGCACTAGATTTCTTTCTTCTGTAGTGTACAACGGGGCGTCTTCAACTAATTTCTTTAACAATAGTCAAACTACGATTAACCTAGGAACTACCGCCTTGAATACAAGCAATGCTTTGACCATAGGGTCCAACGCATCTCCCAATGCTTGGTCGGCAATTGACATGCTAGAACTTATATTTTACGCATCTTCGCAAGCAAGTAATTTTACCAGCATTAACGGAAATATCAATGCTTTCTACGGAATTTACTAACCCATAATGCTCTACTCCCTCCGCAACCAACGCCCGGCCCCGCTGCCTTACCGCATACGGCTGTCAAACGGCTTCACCCGCTATAAGCACCAACCCCCCACGGCTGAGGAGATCCTCGACGCCGGCTACGTCGGCCCCTACACCGAACCCGCCTATGACGCTGCCACAGAGCAGCTCCTATGGGTGGATGGCGCCTATGTGATCGAAGCACTCCCGCCCCCAGTTCCGACACCCCGTTGGGTGGACTTCAGCGCAGCCATCATGGCCATGCCTGACATCAACGTCATGCTCGGCGCAGTGCTGCAAGCTGCACCTGGTCTATACGGCGGCCTGGTGGTTGGGTTGCAGAATGCCAGCGAAGGTGATAGCCGCGTGTTCCTCAATTCCTGGCACGCTGCCATTGCAATGTCGCTGATCACTGAAGAATTGATCACTACGGTGCAGGGAATTGCCGCCGAATACGACCTGCCACAGGAATTCATTGATGCACTTGCAGCCGCGTAAGCACTTCGCCCCAACGTGCAGCTAAACTGCTGCTATAGCACCCCCCGGCCATGATCGAAGTTTTAGCGGCCGTGGCCGGCGCAGCCATAACAGCAGCCGCCATGGGCCTGGGCGGCTTCAGTAGGCGCAACGACGAGGCTCGCACAGCCGTGATCCGCCTGACCACTTCCGTGGAGCACATTGCCACCCAGCTCGAAGTGATCCAC